CTTCGTTCTTTCCCAACATGGGGAAACGAACTAAATTCATCTCCCCCTTTCTTGCCAGCTGGTGGTTGGATACCAGCGCCCATCTTACGATGGCTTTTCTTCTTGAAGGTTCAGGCAAAGCCTTCAAGGCCATTTTTCCTGTCAGACTTCATCCGGGAAAAACCCTCTCTCCTGTGGACCCACTCTCTCATAATCGTCATCATCGTCACCGCTGATGCCGAGTATCTTACCCATCATGTCAAACCAACTAAGGTCTTCGCTATGAGGATAACCTTGCCTTTCCCTGATGCGATGCCCAATGTTTGGGCCTAATGGTCCATATTGTCGCATAGGTGTAAACCCAGGCTTTCGCCCAGGTACAGTAGGTGGAGCTTTACCAGGAGTTTCAGGTAAATGATTCCCAGGATCTGGGATGAACCCGCCAGGAATTCCGGGATTCACAGGAAGGTTGGGTGGGTGTAAAGGATGTGCTTTCTTGTCCTTTTTCTTGGAATGGGGGGGAGTGGTGCCACCACCTACCACCCCCCCATGAGGTTTGACGCCGCGGAATACGCTTTAGACATACCTCCAAGAGCCTCATAACCGGCCTGCCAAGTCTCAAAATACGCGTTGCTGCCCTTTCCTCCAGGGCCTTTGTGCGTATAATGAGCAGGTGTGACCAACTCAGCAACTTTATCGATAACTGAGTTAAAGGCATCTTGTACCCAAGGGTCATGGTTGTCACCAGGGGGCTTACGAGTCCCGGCAAACGGAGTTTGGTCTGTACCTAACTCAGGAATGTACTCAAAATTCTTGCAGTACGTAACCCGAATAGGCTCCGTCGTGCCAGTCAACGCTACAAAAGGTAACATGTAGTCGTCGATCCACGCTCGCGAGCTAGACGTTTCACCAGGGGCATTCGTTCCAAATTCGAATGCCTTAGGACTCAACGGGAAGCCCGGAACCGTTAGAGGACCCGCCACCAAGTCTGAAACACGTATAACAGTAGAGTACGCGTTCAGCATCAAGTTGTCGTAGTTCACGTTTCTCGCATCAAAGTACGCAATTGCACTCGAATCCGATAACGCATGGTCAGAAGGGAGATGGAAGATTACAATACTTCCCGTCGCACTAGTCAACGACCCCTCATACGCCAACTCGATCGAACAACTCACAGTACGTAAGTCGTTCATCTTGGCTATCCCCGGATACACTAATCCCCAATCAGGACTTTCCATGGAACCAGTCGTCGAACCATATTCCTTAATGTTCACGGCTGTCCACTCCGTAGCGGTATCAGTAACGCTACCATAACAGAGTGCCATCTCAACCCCGCTCGTGTTAGTTAGATAATACCCTTGAGTTCCAATGATTCCAACGCGGGTAGCAGCACTGAGTGATAAGACATGCGTAGAGACAGCTTGTCCTAACGACGTCTTACCGCCACAGTACTGCCCAGGGATCCTAAAAGGACCCACTACGTTGGGGGACATTAGCGCATTGAACATCCCGCGCTCCGCTTGCTCCATCTCGCGGCTCGACGGTCCGTTCACCTTCACCACCACCTTCACTTTCTGCGATTGTTTGTTTTTGTTGCTCTTCTTCTTTTGCTTCGTCTTTTTCTTAGACATCGAGGCGATTTAAACGGGCTCGTGTTTCAATATACCCGCTTTGGTAGCCGGTGTACAATCTTTCGAGTTTCACCGGATCATATCTCTCGCCCCGGGTTATAAACCCGCCCTCAGCTTGCAATTGATCCTCAAGCCGAAGCACTACCCTCTCCAATTGAGTGCGGTAGGGTGTCCAATAGTTCACACTTAGAATAGACTTAGCTCTGCCTAGCATATCTCTAGTACCAAATTTCTTAGAACCGAAACGCAACGAATACAAGTTCTTGGTCGGATACTCCGCCTCCGGCATAAACATTCTGCCGAATTTGAAATCCACCAACTTGAACTTCTTTCCTAAGAAAGACATCCGTCGCAAATTTGGTGATATGCACGAGCTGCCCGCTTTCGCCACAAGGTTGAAGCGAGCATCCGTATCGAGATAATTTAGAAACGCCAATGGTCCAGAGCACATGAAGTCATCAGCAGCTGCGATCAAACGCACGCTGTCAATAGCTTCCTCTGGCTTCGGGACCTGCCCGGAGGACTTAATACAGAAATCTCTGTACTGCAAGTAACGTGCCACAATGTGGCACAAACTCGACACCAGTCCGTGCAGGAAATCACCTGAGGGAATTGCACCCTCAAATTCATAACCCGTTCCATCCGACGTAAACACCACTTTCTCTACAAAACTACGGAGGTAACCGAATACATACGCTCTCTCCGTCGCACTACTGGCAACGGCCGAACAAATCCAGGGTCCCACCACCTTATACAAGATGTTCACGTAATCAAACGTGAGGTCAAAACTGGATATATCCGAGCAATAAAACTCGGAGTTCTCGCGCCTCTGGTGAGATAACAAGTACTCAGCCAGATCGTTCCAAGCGCCCAGGTACATTTCTTGTCCTACCCTGAAAGCGCTAGACTTATAATCGGTTACCATTCTCTCAAGCAGATTGCTGAAGAGCCTAGTGCCATTGTAAAATCGTTCCGTTGACGTTATAAAGAACAGACGGGGCCTCTTAAACTTAGCTCTCTTAAGGTTTTCTTCCTTCACCTTAATATTATACTCACCTCGTTCAAAAGTCCCAAAGTTCGCTTCAAACCTATCAATGTGGTTGTTGACGGCATCCTCACGAGTCTTGCAGCATTCACAAGACTCGCCGGATGACTTCTTCCACTTAGTCGTATCCAACTCCTTCCAGTACTCGAGCCACTCCTCATGACTCTTCACGCCTAAACGCATGTACGGGAACAAGGTGTAAAGCAAACCGCCTGCCCAGCCGATTTCTTCCGAAGACAACTCCGCGTGCCTGAAGCTTAATCCCTCGATTCTTTGCTTCTCGTACGTTGCCGCCCACGAACGGGGGACGAATCTCCCGTATGCAGGGTCGGCTTTGAGTCCTTCTTCGTCGAGGATTTTGGAGGCGTCTTCGTATCTGAAGACTTTACCTCTGTACCCTCTGGTCGGTCTAGTTTCTGTAACTTCGCGCGGAGCTTTTCGCGCATCTTCTTGCCCGGCTTGTTCTTCTTCTTCTGAGGCTCGCTCGTCGTCGCTTCCTCTATAGCAAGACGAGGTATCACAACCTTGGTTTCGGACGGGCCGGGCTGTGGCGGCCCTGATGTAAAATGCACCTTCCTAGCCTGCCACCTTTCCCCGCCTCGTCTATACTTCCAGGTATCGGGATCGTAGTCGGACAAGTCAGACGCGTCACTATCGTAACCACGCCTGTTAATCTCCTCCAACCGCGCCTCATACTGATCGATAAGATTACGTCCAATTTGCGACATATCATACCCCGCATAAGCGGCTTCGAGAGACGCTTGAGCTGCTTCACGATTCCTCTCATTTCTTTCCTCTGAGAAATAATCTACAGCCCGCCCCTCTTCCATGTCACGCTCGGCCTTTTCACGTTCGATTTGAACCCACTCGTACTCTCCAGTGTCGGGGTTCTTCCTCATCTCGTACCATTTGCCGTTGAACTTAGCGTACCGACGCATGCGTTGAGCATGCATTCCGAACTTACCGTGCTTCGCTCCTCTCCCTCTCTTCACTTTACCCTTCGCTTGGTCCAAAATTTCCTTGACCTTGCTTTCGATCTCTGGGTACGGATCATGAGAACCTATCCCGCCCCAGGGGCGGTTGGCATGACCTCTAGTTCCATCCTCAGAGAGGAAGTACTCGGGTTTGAGTAACAAAGCATAGCTTACCGTTTGCGCGTCGCCAGAGACGTGTACGCCCACTACTTGGTCAGAACCCTCCAAAAAGTAGGGTCCTCCTGAGGTTCCTTGATGTGTAACACCATCAGTTTGAATCAAACTGTCTTCGATAGTGTAATCAGCATAGCAGATATTATCTTCATCTGACTGGAATCTCAACGTTTCGCAGACTTCATCGCCTTTAGCCATTTTACCATCCCCATTCACTTCCCAATTGGTTAGCTTAAAGGATGTACCAATTACCGGTCCGTATTTTTCAGATTTCGTAAGAGTACTTAGGAAAACCAACACGTCATTTACCATAACATTGTTCGTCTTGATCTCCACGTAGTGGTGTATGTACAATTCTACATTCACAACACCGTTCACCGTAGAGATTTCCACCGATAAGGGTGTTAATTCACCTTTCTCGAAACTCCTATGTACCCCAGACTCACGTCCAAGGCCCTTGAATTCTTCCAATAACGTCGGTACCACATGTCCTACCGTAACAACGAAATTCTTGCAAACAAAACCGGTACCCTCAGTCCAACCCCCTGTCGAGTTGGCGGAGACTAGCTTCAACAAACTTTTCGCATCAAACGGCCTGTGAACACAGGCTTGGTCCTTGACACTTTTAACAAATTTTCCCGGTCGTGTTTGTCGGGCCCACCTGACTATTTGCGTCACTCCATATACTGCACCAGCGGCCAAAGCCCCTGCCATCAATACACTGGCTACTTTCTCAGCTTTTATCAGCTTCGTGACCTTGCAGTCGTAGCAACCGTAACACACAGCCAGTTGGTCACAATCCTTACATGCGCAGGAGTAGAGCATATCACTCTCCTCCTTGCACTTGTTACAGATCTTAACCCAGGCGCCCACATGTCCAAGCGATATAACTTCCCAACACGGAACAAATTCATTTTCCGAAGGCTTGAAGTTTTCGGGGTCGTTGTTGTAATTGCACTGGCAAGTCCTACAATAATAGTATTCCTTACCTTTGACATTCACAAGCTTATACAACTCCTTACTAACTTGAAGTTCGCACTTTTCACATATAACAATGGGCGTAGACGCTACAACCCTCACATGCTCATCCTTTTCAATTATGAGCTCGGGTATAGTACTAGACACGGCAGTAACTACCTGGTCTTTCGATAGAATTAGGGCACCTCCGACAATGGCTTTGCCCTTGTTCCATACGTCCTGCTGCTTGACCCAGACAAACACCGGACTAAACATCGACAGCGCCCCTAAACCTGAGTCAAGTAAACGACCCAGTTGGGCGACCGCCAACATCCATCCCGTTCCGCGAGACATTTCCGCCGCAACGCCGAATCCCATAAATACAGACACGGACATAAACGCCATCGGTCCCCATGACAGGGCGATAGCCGACGGAACCGCCAACCATAGGTATAACGTATTTTCCGGGGCCCTACGTTTGACGGA